GCTCTTCCGATCTTTGTTCGTTCCCCTTTTTTGAAATGGGTATATGGGGTAGGGGGCTACCATCGTTCTTCATTTCTGTATAATGATTCTTTTTTCTTTTTTATTCTCTTCTCTGGATGTAGGTTGTTATGACATGATTTGCAGACAACGATTAAGTTCTTTTTTCGTTCTCCATGTTCGTAATAATATTTACTTAACGCAAGGCTTGGATGAGAACGCACATGCTTCACATGATGTACTGTTTTAATCAAATGCTTCTTTCCATCTGCATCTATGTCATATCTTTTAATTATTCCCTTTGCTCTGCATATCTCACATTCATTGTGTTGTTCTTCCAGTATTCTATCCCTTAACTGCTTCCATTCTCTTTGTTTGTAGAATCTCCACAATTCATCATTCTTTATAAGATTATTAATATATGACTCTAAGTCTTTCATTTCTTTCTCCACGAAAAAAGCACCGATGTTTCCATCGATGCTTCTTTCTTTTCAATACTTGAGGAGTAACATTTATTTCATCACACTAATACATATTTTATATATAACATAAATTATCCGAACAAAACGAACAAACTTTATTTTTTATTTATGTTTCGCAAATATCTCTTAACATCCATTCTACAACTGTCTGCAGTATGATTACCTTTCATTGCATCCGCTGTCTGTGTCCATGTCTTACCTTGTACATACTTGCAATCTATTATCCTTCGTATTCTACTATCATCTATATTGTTAATAAACTGCTCAACTTCCAAAACCAACTCATTTGCCATGCTTTGTCTTTCACGCAGTATCCGAATATTTTTATTAATTAAATATTCCTTTTCTTCAATATCCGAATCATCTTTGCTGCTTATCTTGAATCTCTGATCTCCTCCATAACCTCCAATAACTATATCTCTTATTTCACCCTTTTCAAGAGAATTCTTTGTTTTTTGTAATTTATAAATTGTTTCGTTTAGCTCTTTTATTTCTAATTGTAAGTCTATGTATTGTGCCAGTTTATTCTGATTCATACAACTGTGACCTCCTGTTTATTAATTGTAGATTAACTGTTACTTAATGTCATAAGGTACTGCATAAAAACAACTACATTTTCTGCAATACCATATTCTTTTAAATACGTCCGTATATTCTTCATAGTTTAATACTGCTTTACATTTTGGACAAAATTCATGCTTTCTATTTTTAACTTGTTTACAAAATCTGTCCATATCCATAAAATTAAATCCTTACATAATTTCAGTTTATCTTGTTACTAAAAGTCATAAGGTACGGCATAAAAACAACCACATTTTCTGCAATACCACATTTTTTTAAACCTGTCAGTATATTCTTCATAGTCTAAAAGTGTTTTACATTTGGGGCAAAAATCATGCTTTCGATTTTTAATTTTTTTGCAAAATCTGTCCAAATCCATAAAATTAAATCCTTACTTATTCCCATAAGACTAGCTCTAAATTATCGTCAAAAGAAAAATCTGTTATTGGATGCATAATTCCATCTTCGTCTTGAAAATATATCTCTGAATTATCATTCTTATCTTTTAGTGTTCCATTTTCTACCAATTCTTTTAAAAATTCATATAAAGCATACGCTCCTGTTGGATTTTCCATATTTCATTACCTCCATAAATCCTTATTGTGCGATATCACACATCATATTTCTGTCAACTCTTCTAATCTACATTCCTTGCATCTATGCTCCAGGTAATCTGAATCTTCCGCTGCATGTACACATATATGATCACATACATATTCTCTTAATTGTTCTACACTAATACTTTTCTTGTTCGGAAATCTGGTACCTACAATATTCTGGCATCCACATTCAGGACAATTAAAACAATCATATTCCGTTTTCCCTAATATTGTATTGCCTAACGCAGTATATCTTTTACTTTTTTCCAATTTAAATTCAACTCCACACACTTTACACTTCAAGATTATTTCTCCTTTTGTAACTCTTTGTCTGTCTGCTTACATATTCATCATCATTACATTCTACTTCTATTGTTTTGCATACGTAATTACAGCAAATACATTTCCTTCTTCTGTAATTACAATCTACTATTGTTACAACGTCAACTACCTTAGTCTTTCCACCACACACCGGACAAGTCATAATTCCACATCCCTTAATTCACATTCCTGATACTTTGAATATTCAGTTTTATTCCCCGGTAAAAATAAAACCTCATGCTTCTCCATATTTGTAAGAATCTCTTTCCATAGGTCAGCATGTTTAATATCTTGTCCCTTCTTTTTGAATCCGTAAGCTGCCCAGGAATCCAACCATCCATTACTAACTGCACTTGTTATATATTGAGAATCAATGTATATGATTATTCTGCAACGTTCTTTCATGTGATCAAATGCTTCTTTAAGTGCAAGTAATTCAAGTCTATTTTTCGTTACATTGTTAACAGCATACTTATGCTCTACTGTCTTTGGAACTTCTATACCTCTATTATCTTTGACTATTGTCTCCCAAATGATATGATATTTCCCGCTGCCTTTTGACAAAGATCCTTTATATTTCGTGTATATGTATATACTTACTTCTTTCATCTATCTCTCCTTAAATGGTTCTGGTAGTGGTTGCCATGCGATAACTCTTGTTTTTCCTCCATCTACAAGATATTGCATCCCGTGACTATAGAACCATTTTCCTTTTTCTTTAAAATAACCCACCATTTCAGCATCTTTCAAACTGTCAAATCCTATACCTCGAACATCTGCAAGCACCTCTTCATAATCTCTTGGCAATCTCTCACTGCATGGAATCCAACCATTGTTGTTTTTTTCTTTATATCTTTCAATAAAATTAACTACATCTCTTATTGCTTCATTGTATTCCTCATGCCTGAATTCATTTGGTACCTGATTAAGTTTATCCAATATTTCCTCAAATGCTTTGTTCATTCTGATTCACCCTCCTTTACATTAATCTCTTTCCCACAGCACGGACAATATTTGAAACTTGATGGAGATAATATCTTGTATTCATGCATAACCGGAATGAGAATCTTGCCTTTGTGCATACCTTCTATGCCATTATCTTGATATTCCCATAAACAATTACTCATTCTCTCCACCTGCCTTTAACTGTTCTGCCATTTCTTCTAACCACATAGGTCTGATTGTTCCATCTTCTTCCTCAACTGTCGGCATTGTATTTGCAAATTTCACAAAATCATCAATAGACACCTTATACCCTGCTCTGAATCCTTGTACATATCTTCCTTTTTCTCTCCGGACAAAATCATATCGAACCATTTCTTCTTAATTGGTAGCACTAATATATTCTTTTTCATGTTTCCTCCTAATACACATCCACGTGCTTAATGCTATCTATCTGTATAACTACATCATCAAAAGAATCCATAAGATTAACTTCTATTGTCGCTTCTTCTATATTTGTTAAATTTCCTACGTACTCATTTCCATCCTGTGTTATTACTGTAATAACTTCTCCAACAGTAATATCTTTTCCGTCATATTCACGACGTAATACATATGTTGCTACTGCTTTATAATGATTCATCCTTCATCACTCCTTTTCATTGCCATATACATACCATAAGATAATCCGAGTTTTCTGGCTTCCTTTTCCGTTGCATCTAAATTACATTTCTTCCTCTTTTTTTTTCTTAATTTTTCTATTTTTTTATTTCTTAAATTGTCATAATTTCCTGCACGCTTTTTTTGACATTCAATACTACAAGTAATTTTTTTCCCCTTTACGTATTCGAATTCATTTCCGCAGATGATACATATTCCTTTACGCACATTAACACCTCCACTAAACATATTTTCTATGTGCCTGAGCAAGCTCTTGTTCAGATATATCCAAATATATTTGAGTCGTTTCTATGCTTTCATGTCCTAAAATCTTTGATACTTGTTCTATAGGCATCCCTCTTCGAAGTGCAAATGTTGCTCCTGTCCTTCTGAATCTGTGTGGATGACACTTCTCTATTCCACATTCTCTACCATATCTTCTCATCAATGCTTCTATTTGGGACTTTTTTAAACGGTCGTGAGGTTTATCCTTTGAAACAAAAATAGCCTCGTTATCATCTTCCCTGGATTTTAGATATTCATTTATCGCAACTTTTGCTTTCGCATTTAGATATACGATTCTTGTTTTTTGTCCTTTACCTAAAACCTCTAACTTATCACCATCTATATCTGTTCTATTCATTCCCTCCACTTCACTTACTCTGCACCATGTAGATAGCAAGATTTCCAAAATAGCACGATCTCTTACATCTGTAATCTTGTTTCTCAAAACCTCAATTTCTAATTCCGTAAATGCGTGTTTTTTTATTTTTGCTATCTTAATATCATCCACCTTATTCATTGGATTTTTTAGTATGTATTCTTCCTTTAACATCCACGTATAAAATGACGATATTACTCTTAGCATATTCTGTTGGTATACCTTACTGGCTCCGTCTCTAACCTCTTTCGTTGCCAAGAATAACTTAATGTCATCAGATGTAATATCTAAAGGTGATTTTTGAACTTCTCCAAAAAATTTAGTTAATTCACCTTTGTATTGCTTAATGGTCCTTTCCGTTCTTCCGGATACTCTTTTACTTATCAAAAATAACTTTATATATTTTGTGATGTCATTTTCATCTACAACTGCTACTTCTGTACACCTTGATGTTACGTCATAACTATTTAATATAATCGTAAGTTTACTTTTTATCAGTTCACCATCTATTCCCGCTGCCATAAGCATTAACATTATTTCTTCCTGCAATTTATCTCTCAAAGTATCATCCCCATTTCTGCCGGTGTTCGTAAAATTCGCCTCTCTTCATACCCTTTGTGATAAGGTTCACAAAGAGTATCTCCCTGTACCACGATAGCTTTTACTCCCAACAATGATAACTGTATGTATGTCATATATACACCATTCCAGTCTAAATCCTGTGCTACCACATGTAACCTTTTTTGATAATTGACATTATTCTCTTTTAGCACCTGCACAAATGCTATCATCGAACCGCCTCCACCTGTTGATGGCTCGTTGATTTCAATTATCTCATTGTCTTTTAATTTACTTATTTTTTCCTCATATGACATTTTTGCCAATAAATAGGAAATATGATAAGGTGTGAAAAATTGCCCTGTGTTTTTACTTCCACATCCAGACTTCATGTATATATCCCCAAGTATATCTCCGAACCTTTCTTCCAAAACTTCTGTGAGTGCTCCTAACATGTCACACATTGTTTTTATTTCATCTCTTTTATATTTTTTTGCAATGTTTAAATACAACTCTTCACGTTCTTCATACACCTTATTGTGTATTACTGTGCAACCATTCTGAATTGATATTGCAGCCATAGTGATCCAGTCCGTAAATACCTGGTACGGTGTATATCTACCTGATAGCATATCTATACTGTTTATTATGAATCTTTCATAATCCACAATTTTCTCCTTTCTGCCCTCCGAAGAGGGCGTACCGGTTTATAGTTACTGTGATGTGATGTTTTACACAGTTTGTGCATTTTCCTTATGTACCAGCATAAGTTCTATCTGATCCATTGTTTTGTTATATTCACTTAATCTTTCTGTGTCAGGATTAAATACTATTTCCCATGCTTCCAATACACATGATTCAGTAGCAAAGAATACTCTATGTTCCTTTGCCTCTCTTTTACAAGGTCCTTGAAGTCTATCATCTTCTCCGACTTCCACTGTACCATCTAACAACGAATCAAATATTTCATTCAGATAAATCGTTTCTTCTTTTTTCTGATAAGGTCTGATGTTACCCATTGGCACATCAATTAATATATTTACTTTTTCGTAAGTGTCTTTCCAATTCATATTGTCAGCAACTTCAAATATATCTTCTCCCGGTAGCTCTACCTGATTACCTGATGAAGTACATCTGAAACTCTCTCCCTGCTGTGGTAACTGTCCAATTAATTCTACTAATGCGGCTTTTGCTTTTTTCGGAAAGTAATATTCATCTATTTCCACTTTCCAATATGTGCCACCAATAATAATGTTACCCTGGTTATTTGCTACCAATAGTCCCGCTCCCATGTATGCTGCTTTCATCATTCTCTTTAAAACTGCTGTATTAAATATCATTGTATTCCTCCTTCATTCCAACCAATTATTATCTAAATAATAAAATCCAAATACGATAACACAAATTACAATTAACCAAAAAATCCAGAATATTATTACACCACCATCCGACTGTAAATACTCTATTGTTTCTTCTATTGTCATGTTTTTGTAAAATTCAGTATTGTTAACTGTATTGTTTTCCAATTTTGTAAATATGGTTCCCTTATAGCTAGTATCACTGCCATAATAAACATATCTTACATAGTAATTTTCTTTTATTGTTTCAATATAACTTTCACTTGGTTTATATATTTTTCCATAATCAAACTTAATCCCAAGGAATGTTACTTTTTCACAATTCTTACTCCAACTATCATACTGATCCCAGGTCCAATATTCTTCCACGTGACTTCCTGTTACATTACCTTTATCATCATACTCGTACACTGTTCTTTCATGCCTAGTGTAGTGTTCTTCAACCTTTTTTACACTCATATACTCTCCACCTATTTCCGGATATGTAACAGTATCAACAGCTTTTAATGTTCCATACACAAATGCATTTCCAACATTTGTATCCATACCATATTGAAACATTTCTTTGCTTTCTATCTTTACAGCCTTGTTGTAAACCTCGTTTTTATCCATTTGGTGCTCTGAAATATTTGTAGAAATCAGAACACCAATTATAACCATAACTGCAATAATAGAAATACTTGCTATAATTTCACGTGATGTAATAACAAACTCTCCAAAATCAAAACTTTTTCTCATAATCACTACTCCTCAAATAGATTCTGTGGTGCATCCTCAGGAGCATCATAGTCAAGATACTGATAATCCTTCACCTCATATCCAAGCATTCCCAGAAACTGTTTTGTAGGAAATTTTCTAACATATCTGTTATATTCCTTAATCTGCTTATTGTAATTGCTACGATATTCAGCAATCAGATTTTCAGTCATAGACAATTCATTCATAAGTTCCTTATAATTCTCATTTGATTTTAATTCCGGATATGCCTCTGCTACAGCTTGTATCGAAACATTAATATTTTCAATATCTCCACTTTTTCCTCTGTTCTCTGTTATTGCCTTTAATGTTTCTGCCTCATGCTGATCATATTGTTTTACGCATTCCGCAAGGTTATATACAAGGTCAACTCTTCTCTTTTCCTGTACCTTTATATCTGACTGTGCTGTATTAACCTGCTCCTCTAAAGCTATTGCTTTATTTTGTGAATTCTGAATACCAAATACACACATCAAAATAACTGCCAATAATCCCGCTGCCACGATTAATACTAATTTCCACTCTTCCTTTAATAATTTCATTGTTTTTTCCATATTCCTCATCCTTTCGTGTAATACAAATCATTCTCATTCCATTCCGGATACTTGCTCCTAAGGTAATCCCTCATATCGTCCAGCATCCATTGTCTATATCCCTTGTTCCCGTTATCCATCAGATCATGGTGGTATCTGCATCCTAATACTCCATTTTCCGGAATTCCTAAGCCTCCGGAACTACGTGGAATATAATGCATGATATCCATAATCCAATCACATTGACTCTTACCATACTTTCCCAATCTGCAGAACAGACACTTTCCCTTGTCCCGCTGCACTATTGTCTTTTTAACTTCAATAGTGAAGTCGCATGCCTTAGACCGCTTACTCTTCATCTTCCCAGCTCCGTTCTGTGTATTCTTCTAAAATTTCAAATCCGTATATTGTTCCTCCCTCTTTCTTCGGTACAGATGAATAGCACAAAATCATAACCGGAATATCTACATAACCAAAGCATTGAATCCTAACATAATCACCAACATATAAATTCCCATCTGATTCTATCCATATGTATCTTCTTCCATGATCAGTAATTTGTTTATAATCATTAAAATTTACTTGTGTTTTTTTCCAGTTGTTTGGATTAACATGTAGCAATTCTATAAGATGTTCCACTATTTTCTTCGTTGATTCGTATTTCAGTTTTTGAGCGATATCGCCCACCGGCTTTTCTACTGCAGCTTCCTCAACTTCTCCGCTAAGCACTTCTCCATCCTGTACTTCGTTGGAAGCTTCCTCTGCAATCTTTCCTTCTTCTGGCCGTACTTCTGTATTCTGTACACCAGAAGATTCTTGCTTATCCGGTTCTTTAATCTCTTTACCTTCAATATCAGTCTTTTTATCCTCATCTAATTCCTCCGAATCCGCATTTTTCTTTAACGTGACAGGCTTTTCTCTAACAGTTTCTTTGTTTTCTCCGTCTCTCTGATTCTGTACCTCATTAACCTGACCGCTCTCTTTGTCTTTATGCTCTTCTTTTTTCTCATCCCTTTCCTCCGAATCCGCATTTTTATTTAACTCGGCAGCTTCTAAGTGACCATATTCTTTATTCCAATAATCTGCCATTGCACCAATGGATCCAAATATCTTTCTTACAAGCTCACAGAAATCTAAATATGTATAAGCTGTAATCTCCTGTGTCACAATATTCTTAATCTTCACACCATCCTTGTACTTATAGAAGAATATGAAATATGGCATCACCTTCTCCATCCGGTTACCGCTTGGATTGAAGTTTTCTACCCAGTATTCCAATTCATTAGAATTCGTATATAACGAGCATAAATTATTTAAACTTGCACGTAACTCCTTTGGCCGGAATACTCTTTTAATGGCATCCTCCACTGTCAGCTCTTCCATCTTTGGCTTTTTATCCTGTTCCGGAACAGCTTCCGGCATCATATCCATGATACTTGTCTGTCCCGGTACCTGTTCTTCTACCTTCTCCTGTTCCTGTTCTGCCTGCTTCAGCTCCCTGATGTCCTCTATCCTTGTATTTTCTTTAATAAGCTTATAATCCTCTTCCGGAAGCGTTAGCATCTCCGTCAGTGTCGATTTGCTAAAGCCCTCGTATTGTGGCAACAGCTCCGTGCTATTGCCATCAACCGAGTACTTATCATTAATGTTCATAAAGGACCAAGCCTGTTTCCGCTTTAATCCAAATTCATTCTCAGCAGCTTCCCAGATATCCTTATATCCATCCTGCAAATATAACTTCTCATTCTTAATCTTCTTTAAGTAGAATCCTATTTCTACAAAGGAAACCACTGCCCTGGTCATGCTCTGCTTTACCGCCTTCTTAATATCCTGATAATCTGTTAACTCCATCTGTTTTACTTCAATCATTTCTTATTTTCCTTCTTTTTCTTATCTGTTATATATTCCTGAATTACCATTGGAACCACTATACTGCTTGCCGGTGTTCCCGCTGCATGAATCTGTCCTGCTTTTGTAAATACCTTTTTGCATATATCATTCAATGATTTTCCTTTTTTTCTAATTGCTTTGGCTAAATCATCCCCTGTTATATCTATGTCAATATCTACTCCGCTTTTATGTATTGACCTTTTGATACGTTCCCGGATCATCATGCTGTTTAATTCATCAACTACCTCCATTGCATTTGCAACATATTGTTTTTGATAATTTTTTAATTCCACTTCCAGTTTCCCGGATGCAGCCGATTGTGTATCACATACAAAATCAATATTACCTTCCGAGAACATTTCCATCATTTCCGCATCAATTCCATTTTCTTCGGCCAGAATTTTTAAATCCTCTTTTTTCCCATTTTTTCTTAAATCTGCAGCCTTTTCATTAATCTCTTCTGATGAATCAAATTCTCCAAATTTATCCCACATGTTCTTCTACCTCCATTAATCTTTGTTCTAATACATCTACCAGCAACTTTCCCTGCAAAGGACCTCTGTGAATCCTGTTTTTATTTTTCCTTAATTCTTCAAATTCCTTTAACCTCATCTGTGCACTTTGTTCTGCCAGCTTTCTGTCTTCTTTTGTAATCCTCTTCGAAATCTCCCGCTGCCACTTTTTAATGAATGGTATTACCTCGTCAAAATCCTTATTCCTGTTATCACCTACTGTGGACTGTTGTCTAAGCGTTCCATTTGGCTCAAACTCAATCACGTACCATGGCTTGTCCGGTTCTGACTGCTTCCTCAGGAATGCTATGTATGTTTCCCTAATCTGAATCCTTTCATAGTACCTGTCGTCCCGGTCCATGCATAATGACAATGCATTACTCTCTTCCAGCATATCCTCAATTCTTTCCGGTATTACTATTGCATACTCCTTATTACTAAACGAATACTTTTCTTTCAGCTCCTGTAATATCGTTTCAACCTCCGGATATTTCTCTGCTATTTCTCCTGCTTTAATGGAAAGTCCTTTTTCTTCCATCAAAGCTATTGCGTTATCATGTGCCTTTTTTAAATCCTTTGGTTTGTAAAACAGCTCATTATACACATCCATTTTTAAACGTTTGGCCATCTTAAGGTAATCTTCCCAGATTGCTATCAGTGCATATGCACTCTTTCCTGGATTATTCATCCTCTCCTGTTTTTTAATGTAATTACACACTTTCACTACTGACATTCTGTCTATTATGAACTGGATATTTTTTGGTTTTATACTTTTCTCAGTGAAATACTCTATGCACTTGTCCGGATACTGTGTGTTAACCTCTTTTTCATATCTCAGCCAGTCCACTGTAATTGAATTACCATTTATTTCCCTTAATCGTTTCAGTCTGAAGTTATCGATTCCTAGTATTTCCGTTAATTTCCCTTCTCCTGTATATTCCATCTTTCTCCATGTGCTTTGTTTCAGTAATTCATTCACTATCCTTGTTAATCCAACCTTTGAAAGTTTTTCTATCGCATGGTTGTATCTTAATCTGTTCAAATAAGCTTCCGGGTCACATTCCTCTATTGCATATATATACTCAATCAACCCTGTTTTTGATAATAATTTTTTTAATGCCGGAAGTGTCCTTTTATAAGTCACCCCTTCCCAATATGAGCTACTTGAATAATATCCAAATTTATAACCAATCTCACTACGTATAATGCACCACCTTTTAGTACGATCCTTGTATTCTTTCCATTCATATATCCTTGGTCTATTTGAAGTGTATATCACACGTCTAAATTCATATATTTGTATCTCTGGCTGCTTATAATGTTCTGTTCCTGGTATACCATACATACCCTTTTGGTAATGTCTGTATGCATTGAATTCTCGTATTACAAATCCTTCCTCATATTTTTGCAGCAGATACAAGTACGTATTATCTGTATTGAATCTTCCTGCCTTTCCCGCTGCTTTGTATGTTATCGCTCTCCTGCACACCTTACATTTTCCATAAGCATTATGTCTTGGTTCCTTTACCGGTACCCATTTTTCGCAGTATGTACACCATCCATCTTTCGCTCCTCCACGCTTATATTGATAAAAAATATAATTCTGCTTAATTGCTGTTTTATTAACCCAATGAACCCAGTCCTTTGGCACGTCAGAAATTGGATCCATATCTAAATCCCACGGTTCTGTCTCTCTCCTGTGTTCTCTTTTTAGTTCTTCTGCTCTTATGCTATTCTGATACTCCAGAATCCCTTTATATCCTCCTGCAGAAACACCCAGTATTTTCTTGATATTCTCATATCCTGTCGAATTAATATAATGACCTGAATACCATGTGTACTGTGGAGACTCCAGATTATCAATCTTTGCATTGCTCCATTTGTGGTCTACACAGTTCCACGTTATAAATTCCCCATTTTTGTGGTCAATAAATATTTCATAATCCGGCTCTCTCTTTCCTCTTCTCATTTTATCCACCAGGAATAATGCAATTTTCAGATATCCATTCAACTGCTGGCATCTCATGTATATTCCATATTTATACCTGGTGTGTGTACCGTATATATTCCTTTCTGTATATGGATCATCCTGTTGTGCCTTGTTCATCATTGCCTTTGTAGCATTTAATTTCCTAAGCTTCTTAAGCTCCTCCTTCTTCACTTTCATCCTCCTCTCCGTTAATTCCATACCATGTGTCTTCCTTTATTCCATTTTGTCCTACAACATATATTTCAAAATCTTTTATCTCTTGCGAATCTGCCTGCTCCTGAACCACCGCTATCACTGTACCTGCTTTTCCTTTTACAATCGGTGATTTTCCCCTTGCTATTGCAAATTTTTTCTCTGCAACCGCCTTTTCTTCTTCCACCTTTCTGCTCCATTCCCGTAGCGGATGCATGAACATGTATTTAATTGACTCCTCTACAAATTCATACATATCCAATTTGTGTAACAGTTGTATCTCTGTACATGATATCCTTGTCAGATATCCATCCTCATTTACTGTTCCTCCCGCTTCCACTATGTAAAATACTGATTCATCCATATTTGGATACCATGTCAATGTATCTAATGGATTTTCGCAGCAATGGAATCCTGTCCTAGCTGCCTTGGCTTCTTTTTCCCTGTACACTACACCTTCCTCATACTGGAATAATCCCTTTCCCATAGTTGCCTGTAACTTATTATTAAATGCCTTATATGCTATCATCTGTCTCTCCTTGAATTTCTTTAACATGAACCACCTTCCCATGATTCGCTCCTACATTCCTGTTCAGGTAGTTATGTGCATCTATCCATCCGCTGAACATGGCAACTGTTCTCCACTGTCCTTTGTTCTCGTCAACCATGACTGCAAATCCCTCTCGCATTAAATAACTATGCGATTTTTTCAAATTGTCCATCTTATTCCCTCCTTCGTACTGTATTAATTCTGTGTAATGTGTATGAGAAGTAATCATATCCATCTGCAGTCTGTCCTGCTAATATGGAATCCTTCTCTACGTAATATCCTTTTTCTTCCTTTGCCACTTCATAAAATGAATTGACTCCTCGTATCAGCTCCTTCTTTGCTACCGGTCTATCCAGGTTCCGGGACGGATACCATTTCTTTCCAAATTGCTCCCCTTCTGTCTCGATTGTCTTATTAGCATATTTGAGGAAGTAATTCGCAATCTTGATATACTGGCCGTCAGAGTTAAGCGGATCTATGTGCACTCCACCTTTGGTCCAGCACTCTTTCAGTATGTCACCCATGTTCGCCGGTCCACATCTGCTTAACATGATATGGATATGTGCAGCACCCCTCTTTCCACGTTCCCTCACATAGATGTATTTCAATATTGCATTATTCTTTTTGTATATCCGTCGAAGTCTTTGCAGGAATGCTGTCATGTCCTTTTGCATCTGCCTACTGTCTTCCGGTCTATCCAATGGTCTGTAATCCATTGTCACCAGATAATCATTGTCACAGAAGTTAGCATTCATTAATCTTCGAAGCACCTTAGCAGCCCTCCTTAAATTAATCTCTATCTGTGACTTATTGGTCCTCTTAATCCGCTTCCCTCGTCTCTCACCTTTTACCGGTGCCCGATACGAATGATACTTACTTATCTCTTTTACACATCCACCTTCCCAAACTTCTCTCCAATATGGCACCTATATTTTTCTCCTTCTGTAAATCTAAAGATAATTATTCTATCAAGTGTGAAAGGCAAGACCAAACCATTGATTTTACTTGATTTTGCTTGCCTTTTTTCGTGCCATATGCTATAATTAATATGTTGATTAGATATGGCACATTTGAAGGCATCGAGTTCCCAGCTCGGTGCTTTCTTTTTTACAGCAGCTTACACAATTTTCTAACTGTAAATTCTGATAATTCATATCGTTCTGCAACGACTGCAGCTGATATTCCTTTAACGTTCACATCATGTCTGATTCTCTCTTTATCTTCCTTTGTTAGATACTTTCTTGTCCTTCCCGGCATCATCACTTATCCCTCCATTTATTAATCCCTTTTTTCAGATTCTTAATCGTCTTACCGAACTTATACTGGACCACCAATTCCTCATCTGTTTCCTCTACGATCATCCAGTTATTGGTATTCAGCTTATGTGCTCCTATTATCTCTTTCTGTCTTCTGGTTGGTCTCTTAGGCTGCTTCATCCTGTTCCTCTCTTTCTTCCCTTAACAACTCTGCAAGGTCTGCATCATTTGACCGTAACATTGAATCTGTTACCACAAGACCTACCAATCCGGTAACTGTCATCCAACAGCTATACAGCCAATATGTTGTTAATGCATCAGCCGTCCAGCAGATAATCCCGATAATGAATACCACAATAAAAATGTAAAATAGTCTTTCTATCCTTTTCATGTGTAAATTGTGCGATATCGCACATCCTCCTTTCTCATCCTCCGAATCTGCATCCACTGCTTGTCTTAATTCGTGATACATGTTGAATTGTTTTTTCACTCTTCTGTTTTTTATCTTTTGTGTTTTCTCCATGTATTTCCACCTTGTATTTCCCTAAAAATCCTTTAATTGATACACCTGTTTTTGCAGCGTTCAGAATCTTATTTCTGTCTAATCCATACATATCGATTAGAATTTTTCTTTTAACATTTTCTGCAACCTTAACCTTCTTACCTTCTTTCAACAGATACAGGTCATACGTGTGTCTCTTCTTCCTTTGCATCTTTTTCCTCCTCTTCACGTAACATCTTCTCTAATCTCTTTCTTTCAGCTCTCTCAAAGATTCGATATATATTATTCTTAACTTCCTCCTGACGCTTCGCTAACTGCTCCGGTGTCAGGTCCCTGTATGCATCATCATGAATCCGGATTGTACAATTACCCCATTTGATTTCTTTCACAACTGCCATAAGTCATACCTCCTTCCTTATGGTATTCATTTTGGTTGTACATTGTTCTCATCCCGCTTCCTTCTGTTCCTTTAGCTCCTGCATATCTACTAATGCCGATAGGTATCCTTTTGCAATCTTCACATCATCCTCATGAAGCTTTCCAACCATATCTACAATTTCTTTCGCTTCTTCCCGTGTAACTTTTTCTTTCGTTTCCACGCTCTCACTCCTTTCTACCTAGTTACTTTTTCTTCCTATTTGACTACAATCCATGTCTCTCCTATAATTTCTTTTACAGGCATCTGCCAATGCCGAGTACTTATGAAAGGAGATAATTCAAAATGAAAAAATCTGAATTACAATCTATATGTAACGAAATCACCTCTATTCACCTTGATGATTTAGAAAACGAATTACCAGATTTAATCAAAACATTTGTTACTAATTCAAATACGTTTGAAGAAAACATTGCAGCCATCATTAAAGTTGTTTCAGCAAACTCTATTGCTCATTCTGTTCAGGCTGTAACAGACGTCCTAGTGAACGTTGGCCTACTTCAATTGGAAGATGATTAAGTCCATTTTCCATTGATTTTTTTATCAACTCACAATCAATCTCCTGTGATGAAGTCTCGTTGCAGGAGATTGTTATTGTTTCTCCAACATTCAAATCCTCTATTGTTACTTTCACTTTTCCCTCTTCCTCCTTTCAAATTGTTATCTATGAAAACATAATAGTATTCTTTGATAACTTTGTCAACACTTTTTTGTTTTCATTGAAAACTTTTTTATTGACTAAGATATTCTCAGGTGTTATACTTCGATTACAAACTTAATAGAAATGGGGTGATTTAAATGAATACACGTTTAAAAGAATTGCGAAAAGAACATTTACACTTAACGCTGGAAAAATTCGGTGAACCTCTTGGCGTAACAAAATCAGCACTATCTAACTTAGAAAATGGTAACAGAAGCCTTACTGATCAGATGCTTTTACTTATTTGCAGAACCTACAATGTCAATGAAGAATGGTTGCGAACCGGTAACGGTCCTGTCTTCCAGGAACTTCCGGAGGAAGATGAATTTGGATTTGCTGTTGCTGAAATATCTGATGACCCGGTTGTTAAATCTATTTTGATTGAATACGCTAAACTTGATAAGCCTCTTCGAAAAGCATTTCGTGATTTTTTAATACGTTCTATAGAACGTTCAAAGGAGCAGGATTAATTCCCGCTCCTTTTTGTTATTTCTTTATGAAGTTTCTTACAATCGTCCATAGGAAATGAAGCTTTTCATTATCATCTAACATGTCTATCATCCTATGTAATTGTGCTTTGAACCACTCATTATCTTTCGTGACCATATTCTACCTCCTGTATAATTTTACTTCATAATACTTAAATAAACGTTCTATAATCATTTTTTGTTGATTTTTTTTAAATTAAGTGTGATAATGTATAAAATTTTATTTACGGAGGAGAAATATATGTCTAAACCCAAAATTTTCAGAGATTATAAAGGTAAAAGTTTAATTGATTTTCCTGATAACTATGTAATCATCGATATTGAAACAACCGGCTTCGATCCTACTTATGATGAAATAATTGAATTATCTGCCGTAAAAATCGAAAATGATACTATAATAAATACATTTTCTCAGCTTGTAAATCCTGATTGTGAACTTGATTTATTTATCCAAAGTATCACAGGTCTTACTAATTCTTCTTTTAAAAATCATCCTAAACTTTCAGATGTTTTAGATAAATACATTGAATTCCTTGGTGATTCTATATTAGTTGGTCATAATGTTAATTTTGACGTGAATTTTCTATATGATGCTTGTATGAGAATTCTAAATAAACCACTCGTAAATGATTTTATTGATACAATGAGAATTTCAAGAAAACTACATCCAGATATTCCGCATCATAGATTAGATGATTTAATAGAGTACTATTCTGTATCTAATAGAGAATTTCACAGGGCAGAAAATGATTGTATGCTTACTAATCAAATACTCATTTTTGAAAAAAATGAAGCACTCCAAAAATATGATGATATTGAATCTTTTCAGAATTCATTTAAAAAGAAACGTTCATATCGACCACATGCTGCAGATATATCTGCAGATTCTGATGTTGAATTTGACGAAACACATCCTCTTTATGGCAAGGTTTGTGTATTTACAGGAGTGTTAGAAAATATGGTACGCAAAGAAGCTATGCAAAAAGTTGTAAATCTTGGAGGTCTTGTCGGTGACAGTGTGACGAAAAAGACCAATTATTTAATTCTTGGTAATAATGATTACTGTAAAAGTATTAAGGATGGTAAGAGTTCTAAGCAAAAGAAAGCTGAAGAATTAAAATTAAAGGGACACGATATCGAAGTTATATCTGAAAATGTATTCTATGATATGTTGGAATGTTAATTTACATAAATAAATAATTTGTTAATTATTGATCTTAAAAAAGGACTCTTATAACATGAGTTCTTTTTTTATAATTCTATATTGACAATGTGATAACAATGTGATAACATATAATTACATTAAATATTGGAGGTACAAAAAATGAAAGATAGTTATGTAAGATTTAGATGTACGAAAGAAGAAAAAGAACTGATTGACGCTTTGGTTTTGCAGGATGCATATTCAGACAACATTACAGATTACATTATGTCTTTAATTAAAAATGACGCTCAAAACACACATGAGGTTAATATTTATGCTTGCCTGTGTAAAGATGGCAAAACTATAAGACGTGAATTCGTCGGTTGTTACTTAGCGGATAAATACGGAAGAGCATCTAGAGATACATATAAGGATATCGAAAAAAAGAGTATGGAAATCTTTAATGCGAAGATTATCTCTAACATACAGATCGAAAACGAATCCGGAGAAAAGTGTATATATCCTTCTCCGATGTCTGACTTTTATATCTTGGAACCAAGCAAATCCGCACAATAGGAGGTTATAATATGGCATACTTAGACAAAGAAGCATATGAAGGAAAAATAGAATGGGCAGCAAAGAGAATGGCAGAAAATTCTAAAATTGAAACATTAACAGAAGAACAGCACGACGTATTACAATGGTTATGTACCGTAAGACATAATGTACATTGTAACCAAGAAGACTTCTTTAATGATGAAGCATCTAATAATTCCGAATATTGGGATTATATAGATGATGGAAACGGACTTGGAATAATCCGAGAAAAATTGACAGAAGTTAATCTTCCGGATCTGCGTTGGAGCTTCTCGATTGATGATTATATGACGGATGGTATATGTTACGAATTAGAATATACAGAGGATGAAATAGAACAGGAAAGAGAAAACTGCTTAGATATGGCTAAAAAGTTCAATAATGATATTGAAAAGTATCTCGCAAATATTGACAAAGAGCATGGAACCAATTATTGCCCCTCAGGAGCAACAAGAATATAATCATTCAGAAAGGTCGTGATTCTATGGCAACCGACAATAGACCATATTGTATCTATCTTCGTAAGTCCCGGAAAGACATGGATGCGGAACGTTCCGGTGTTGATACCCTGGAACGTCATGAAAAGATTCTAATGGATTACGCTATGCAGCATAATATGAATATAGGCAAAATATATCGTGAGGTTGTTTCCGGTGACACCATTGCAGCACGTCCACAGATGCAGGAGCTTCTATCTGATGTGGAGAATGAATTATGGAAAGGTGTCTTAGTTGTAGAAGTGGAACGTCTTGCAAGAGGCGATACCATTGACCAGGGAATCATTGCCCAAGTATTCAAATTTTCAGAAACCTTAATTATTACCCCTCTTAAGATCTATGACCCTAATAATGAATATGATGAGGAGTTTTTCGAATATGGGCTATTCCAGTCCCGGCGTGAGTATAAAGCAATTACCCGCCGGCAGCAGCGAGGTATTCAGCAATCTATCATCGAAGGAAAATGGCCTTATAATAAATCTCCATATGGTTATGAACGTTATAAGCTTCCTGATCAGAAGGGTTATTCACTAAAAGTTGTTCCGGATGAAGCCAAAGTTGTTTGTCAGATATATAACTGGTATGCTTATGAGAAAATGGGCTACTCTACCATTGCTGACCGTCTTAATGCTATGCATACTCCCGCTCCCAATGAACGATGGAGTTATAACACAATTAAGGACATTTTAACAAATGTTGTCTATACCGGTAAGGTAAAACGAGGAGAACGTGCACAAATCAAGCGTACCTCTAGTGGTAATCTTCGTGTATCACGTCCACGTAATAAGAATTATGAAATCTATGACGGTCTTCATGATGCCATTATTGATGATGCGTTGTGGAATGTTGTACAGAATATATTTGCCGTCCATCCAAGCAAACCGGTTGCTTCCGCTCTTGAAATTAAGAATCCTCTTGCCGGATTAGTCTATTGTCAAGTATGTGGCCGGAAGATGATTAGAAGACCTCAGGACCGGTGCCGGACTATGATTATTTGTAAAACGAAAGGATGCACCAATATTTCCAGTTATGAGCACATCTTAGAATCTGCTACAATACAGTCTCTACGTGATTATCTGGAAGAATTGAAGTCCATGGAACAATCGCCTACTCCTGTTCCTGTTAGTAATATTGGTATTTTAGAGGATAGTAAAGAAAAAATCGAAGCAGAAATGCATACATTAGAATCCCAGCTTAACAATGCATATGACCTTGTTGAGCAAGGAGTCTATACACCTGAATTATTTATGAAACGAAGTAATACTATTCAAAATAAAATAAATGAATGTGAATTGAAACTTGAAGACATTCAAAAGCAGATTCGAAAAGAAGAACACTCTTTGAATAAGAGAAAGTATTTAATTCCCAAAATAGAGACATTACTTGAGAAGTATGATACACTGAACCCATCAGAAAAGAACGCCCTGCTTACGGAAGTAATTGAGAGGATAGATTACTTAAAAACAGAGCGTTCTCCGAAAAATGGACCATATGACAATTTTGTAATCGATATAAAACCACGTATTCCCGTGTAATTTCGTTACAGATACCTTCGTGGTACAGAGGAATCTGACCCACAAAGATATCTGTGACTTTTTCTTCCTATTATATTATATCCTTTTGATGTACTCTAAGCAAACCCATCCGGACTTATCTTCCAATCGTCCCCATCCATTCTCTTCCTCAATGATTGAGTTCTCCGAACCTTTCTTTAATGACTTTACTTTTTTATAGTTTAACCCAGGTCCTGATCTTACATTAAGATTATCTTTTTCCGTAGCTACAATGATTTTATACGGAAACTTACTACCATTATTATTAGCAGTTGTTTCTGTAAGCTTAAGCACCTGTCCCGGATGAATAGTATATGGTGATTGTATAGAATTAATTTCTGCTATTTTACGCCAGTTCATTCCAACCTTATGACCGATTCCACTTAGCGTGTCACCATTAACCACTGTATATGTAGTTCCAACCGATGTTTCCTGTGTTGTTATTGATATACTGCTATCAAACAATAGCTTTTCCTCATTTCTTCTTTTTACAAGTCCTGCTAATACTTTCCCTCCTGCTTTGTTATATGCCGGAATTTTCGAGCTGATTTGTGAAATGCTTCGTGTACCATTTGCCGTTAACTGGTCTATTCTTCCTATGTTAAACGAAAAAGATACAAGTGCATCAAACTGATTCTGATTATAATGATAGATACTATCATACTTCATTACGTGTTTTTCAAATTTTGAAAGATCTGATTTTAACAGTTCTATTGCTTTTGCTTTTGTAATTTTCATCCCTCTATAGATTTCTTGTCCATCAACCTTTCCTGTATGTCCGTATCCAATTGTTAGTACGCCCGCCGGACACCTATATGCTGTTAACATGCATCCCTCATATTTCTGAATCAATTCTATTCCTACATTACTTGTTTTCATTAAAATCACCCTTTCTTATCTATTTGTTCCTTTGCAGCTGACAGCAGCTTTACAACCCATTTGGGTAATATTGCAGGATTAATCATGAATAGATTTTCTGCTATGCTAATACACTCATTAATTACTATGTAGCATCCAAATATCATTCCGAACAATGCTGTTACCGGCATATCAATTCCAACATTATTTATCATATACGGAATAAAATAATCGAGGAAAAATCCAAAAAATAATGCAACAAATAATGCTATTTTTTTCCAAAATCCAATTGTCGCTTTTTTGCTATTCAACCGTTCTCCTGTCACTCTTGCCTTAATTAGTCCTGTTATCCAGTCGAATACCACAACCAGCATTACGAATAACACTATCATATAGTATTGCTTTGCCATCGTTACTATTACACCTGCTACAATTGACAATAACCACTTTATCTTTTCCATTTCGAGCCTCCTAGTAATTAATTGATTTTTTGAAACATAATAGTAAATAATTAATATTACCGAACAAAACACCCACTTCTGATGTGTAATTTTTTAACGAAGTCGTAATTGTTGCTTTGTCATTTTCTAAGCTTAGAATTGTTTTTTCCACGAAAAAACTATCTGATATACTGCTCTGGTCAACAAGTATTGGAATACACTTTGCTGTTTTTTCCGGCACATCAATTGTCAATGTTCCATCTGTGGCAGGAACAGGAGCTGTGATAACTGAATCTAATACTAATCCATTGGTTGCCAATACTTTTGCTTCATCAGCAATCTGTTTTGCTGTCTTTGCAGTTTTGCTTGTTGTTGATAAGTAATCTAATACACTGAATTTAGACTTCGTAGAAGCAACAGCATATCCTTCAATCGTCACTTCATATAGAATCATGTCTGAAATTGTTTCATTTTCCAATATGCTCTTACCTACATATTCATCAGTAGGTGCAGATGGATTGGTTGATGGTGTACCTTCAATCACTTCCAATGTAACTGATTCAATGTTTCCAACCCTCTTATATCTGGCAACAATCAAATCAATTCTCTTCATGTCATCTGAACCGGTTGAATTGAATGTGACATCTTCATATTCTCCATACCGGATTCTTGCATGGCATCCGTTCAGAACAATGTCACCGCTGCTAATTCTTACCACATTAGATGAATTAATACTTGCAGATAGCTTGTTTCCTGTATTTAGAACATAATTACCTAATCCAATCATTCCTGCATGCAATGCTCTATCATCTGCTGACGTTACATGATTCGTTCCTGTGCTTCCTGTGATAATATCCATAGTTTACACCCCCATTAAAATTCTATTATGCATCTTTTTGTTGTTACTTCTGAACAGTACAAAGATAGATAATTCTTTCCGTTCACTGTGAAAAATTGACTTTGATTTGTAGATTTGAATATGTCTGGCATATATACATTGTTAAATACATCACCATTATGGCTACAAAATTTATTAAATTTTGCGTAAAAATCCGATGTGTTTTCCATAGCTCCAGCCCATACTCCTGAGTAATATCCATCAGATGATACATAATTGCTCCCGAAGTCTCCGAGAATATAGGCATATTTTTTTGAACCGTCTAATATATTAATTGATTCAGCACATAACCAATCAAGTCTGATTGTTCCATCATTAGAACTACCAAATGCAACAGCATCTTTTGTTTTTACATAATATAGATAGGCGTTGTTATTTAAACAATACATATTAATATAGTCTTGACCGTCTTGTTTTTTTATCTGTCCGTTACAATAAAGATTGTTGTATAATCGATTGTTACTTACATTTGCAAATAAAATTCCGTTTTGGTCGTTATCTCCTAAATATACAATGTATTCAGTTGCATTTAATTGTTTATAATTTAACCCTAAACAACTCGCTATATATTCAACGTCTATATTAATTTCTAATGAACCACTTGAATTAATTTTGAACAATGGTATTTTTTGAACTACATCTTTTAATGCCATTTTTACCCCCCTATTCATAAGTAACAGAACCATATACTGATTCATCACAATAACCGTCCATTGTCATATATCCACCACCTGACTGAATACTGCTAATATTATCAGCCATTTCCTGAAACGTATCTGTTCCACCTGTCGGAACACCCTTCCCGGTTATTGCATCCGCAATCAATGTCTTACCGGCAGATACATTGGCAATTGCTTCTTCAAAACTTGTCTTAATATCATTCAATCCTTTTACTTCCATGACACCATCAGAATTGATTTCCAATGTTTCACCGATTCTCACTCCACCCAAAGTGTCAGGTGATGCGATTGGTAATTTGTATTTCAATTCAATCACCCCTTATGCACTTAATCTTGTCAATGTTTCGCACATTGAATTTAATGTATCAAGTTCCGGACATTCCAACTTTCCATTGTTAATATCCAACGTATCACCAACCATGATTCCACCAAGTATCTTATTAGATGCTACTGGTAGTACATATTCTTCTACAATGTCATATGGAACACCTGCAGCAGCCGGTTCATCACCGCCAACCTTATATTCAATATCCACCGAATCATCTGATATCCTGGCCGTTATATTCACAATCTCTCTTTTGATTCGATAATTGGTGTCTTCGTCATACGCTCCTACAATATCTCCAATCTTAAGCTTCTTATCTTCTACATCCGATACTTCGAACTCATCTGTGCTTCTTAATTCTCCCAGCTTGTCAATACCAGCTTTTTTCAATTCTTCCATTGATCCTGCATTAGAGTACTCATATACCTCTGCAACTTCATCTATCCCGAAGTAATACTGCTTGTCAACGATATCTCCGTCACAATCAACATACAAATGTACTACCATTCTGTCCTTCAGTTCTCCGCTTCCCAGACATATTAGATGATTCACCGGATTAAATCCTCGTGTCATTTTGAATTTGATATTTTCACCTGTGTATTCCATCTCCTGTGAGTAATCGACTCTATCAGACATACTAAGCTGCATAACACCATTGAATACATTAATCTGCAATACCTTACCAGCCTTATATAATAGCTGTACGATTCCGGAATATAAATCTATGTACCTTTCGAATTTGAATTTTGATATTTCATATGATTCCGGCATGAATTTAAATAATCCATACACGCCAAACTCCTTCAATAGCTGATTTACAATATCCGCTATATTCCCGGACACAATCCTATAGTCATCACCCGGATTTGGTTCTATTATTTTACTCTTCAGTATCCCTCTAAGATTTTTACCCCTATACGTCAGCTGCTTTGCATTGGTATCCTTGATAATATAATCAACAATTCCACCATATCCGGTATCATTTATGTACCACATACTTTTTCCTTCGAGTTCCTTGTTGGATATATCAGCAGTAATCTCATAGTCCATGGTATCTGTCTCGTCATAATCCAGATAGAAGTTATGTAATACTCCTGTTTCAATCTTATTGGCATCTGTACAGATTACATCCATCCTGGTTCACTCCTCTCCATCAAGACCGTTATATCGAAGTTGCAATTTGCATTCCAGAATACCGAATGTTCCCCAGTAGGTAATTTTTCAAATATATAATTACTTAAATCCCTATACATGAATAGATTCCTTACAATCCCTGTTGATAAGTCATATAATCTAATGGTCCGGTCTTTCGTGTTGATTACAGCTTTTTGGTTATTCTCAACTGTACAGTTAAGCTTATATGTATGACCTCCTATCACAATCTCCGGATGATATACGTATCCATATATGGTAATAATCATGTCTGAATCCGAGAAGCTATCATTTGTAATCGTCGAAGTATGACCTGAACCGAACCGGTACCCATAAGGATAACCGTATGGGTAACCGTGTCCTGGTTTGATTATGCTATTATCTTCGTAACGGAATCTTGTAACTATCTCCTTATTCCACACCCATTTTGAAGCTAATATTGTTATTTTTTTATCAATCGTATAAAAATCCTCTTCAAAATTAGTATAATCATTTGCTGCTATGTTACATTCCAGATACCATTCCTCATTATTATTCCTTATCCATAATCTCCCTGTTCTATCAACAGATGTATCTGTTTCCGTTATTCTCAACAACAAATTCATAACATTATCTAAATCATCCTTCGATTCTGCAAATATCTGAAGTGTTGGTTGTATTTCCTGTTTTTCTTTTGAAAACGACATACAACCATATGAACCCTGCGTGTAACTCCATTTATTGTTAAATAATATCTCCGGATTCTGTAACATTATTGGCCATGTGTTTAATTTAATACGTTCTCCAAGATGGTTCTCATACTCTATTTGCATCTCTAATCATCCTTCCAACTTCTCTGTTATTATAAACAATTGTTATACCCTGTTTAGATACCGCATTAGCTACTACATTCTCTAACATCTCATAATCAATTACAGGTATACATCCAACAAATTCAGCCATCTTGTTACCGATATATTCTTCTAATGTATTGATAGGTAATAATGCCTCCGGACCTGCTTCACCTGCTCCTTGAAACTCATTCCCTGCAAATCCAAATATCGTTGCTTTTGTAAAAATTGCACCTTTTGCGTTCCAGTGAACGCCGAAACTTGGCATACCCTCTAATCCTAACAACTTAGCAGCCTTGAACAATGATCCTTCTTTCAACCATTTAACTGTTAATGTCGGAACAAAAACATGTGGCCAGACAAATTTAAAATTAAATAATTTCCTTACAAAATCCACAGCACTTTTAAATTTCTGCCTCATTGAATCTAATTTTCCAGTTATCGTTGTCAAGATAGTAGCCAATTTTCCACCTGTTAATGTATTAATTGCATCGAATCCAACTTTGAACGAAGATCTAACACCTGACATAATTACCGCTGCAGCACCTTTGATTCCTCCTCCATGACTTTGGAATGTACTCTTTACTTCATCAAGTTTTCCTCCTGTTAGCTTGTTAATCGCATTGTATCCAAGTTTAAATTCCCCCTCCATCAATGACATATAAACAGCAGCTGCACCTTTGATTCCCCCTCCATTTTCTGTGAATGTATCCTGTACACCTTTTAGTTTTTCCGATGCAATTCCTCTAAGTGCTCCTAACTTCTCTGAAGCAGCTTCTTTTACTTCATCAAGTTTTCCTCCTGTTAGCTTATTAATCGCATTGTATCCAAGTTTAAATTCTCCCTCCATCAATGACATATAAACAGCTGCTGCACCTTTGATACCTCCGCCATTTTCTGTGAAAGTATCCTGTACACCTTTTAGTTTTTCCGATGCAATTCCTTTTAGTTCTCCTAACTTCTCTGAAGCAGCTTCTTTTACTTCATCAAGTTTTCCTCCTGTTAGCTTGTTAATCGCATTGTATCCAAGTTTAAATTCTCCCTCCATCAATGACATATAAACAGCTGCTGCACCTTTGATACCTCCGCCATTTTCTGTGAAGGTATTCTGTAGTCCCTTTAATTTTTCTGAGGCTGCTTCTTTCAATCCTCCGAAGAATCCTTTTACCTTTTCCACACCGGTTGATATACCAGACACAGCTGTGGAAAATCCCGTCTTTATCGTATTCCATGCTCCAGTCCAAAAATTTCTAAATCCTTCACACTTATTCCATAGTAAAATAAATCCAGCCACTAGTGCTACAACACCAGCAACTATCCATGTAATAGGTGATGTAAGCATGGCTGCATTTAATCCAAGTTGTGCTGCTATTAAACCTCCAAGTGTTGTTACTTCTTTTGCCTCCATTGCCATCTTAATACCTTGCACAACATTGTATGCCCCTATTCCCGCTGCTAATGAACCTATAACAACAGCTGTTACTGTAACAGCTGTCTTATGTTCATTTAAAAACTTAACTCCACTCTTAACACCTTCATACATTTCAGACATTGCAGGTATTGCTTCGCTTGTGATACCCTGTACAGTCTCACGTAATGGACCATCTACGTCGTTGTAAATCTGCATTTTAAAACCATCGAAAGCAGATTGCATGAGTGTAACATCACCACCAAGGTTATCTAACTGTGTAGCTGCCTGTTCTGCTGCTGCACCCTGTCCATCCATCGCATCTGATGCTGTTGCAATTCCGTCAGCAAACTCCTTAGCTTTTTCAGCCGTAGTCACCGACATCTTGTTATACGCCTCCAAACCATTAGTAGTAAAAATTGTATTAAGAGTTGCGTTCTTCTCTTCCTCACTGACTCCTGATAATGCAACCTTTAAGTCATTCATTACATCATTAATATCTCTTGCTGCACCTGTACTTAAATCGTATGCACTAACTCCAAGACTATCCAGTGCATCCTTTGCTTCTGCAGTAGGTGTAAACAAGTCTGCCATTGCACGATTCAATGATGTAGCTGCTTCTGAACCGGTAACATTCTGTTCTGCTAACTTAAGTAATGCTAATGATGTTCCTTCTACAGTCTGGCTATAAGAACTAGCTGTTGCTGCCGAGCTACTTAATGCCTCTCCAAGTCCTGAAACATCTGTATTTGCCATTGTGGCACCCTTTGCCATTATGTCTACATACTTCTGTGCATTTTCCGTTGAATCCTTAAATCCTTTTATTGCACCTGTTGTATATGTTGCTGCCTGCTCTAATCCTAATGAACCAGCAGAAGCCAGATTCAGTACGCTTGGCAGTGTATTCATCTGCTCTGTAGCATCTTGTCCGGACATTGCCAACGCATTTAATCCTTCTGCAGCTTCCGTCGCATTAAATTTTGTCTTCGCTCCCATTTCTTCTGCAAACTCAGTTAACTCACCTATACTGTCCTTTGTCGTTCCCATTGTTGCAGCTAATTGTGATGTTGCTGTTCCAAAATCCATTCCGGAATCTATCACATCTTCACCGAACTCTTTTATCTTATCAATTCCCTGTTGAATTGCATTGGATGCCAGGTCGGCTACTACCCCTTTGAATACTGTAAAACCACCTTCACCTGCATTTTGTGCTGAGCTTCCAGCATCATCTATAGCATTTGTTAATTGATTAGCCCCTTCTTCTGCTGTATTTAATTTTTCTTTATTATTCGAAAGCTCCTTGTTAAGAGCTGTTATTTTCTCTTCTAAATTTTTAGCTTCATCAGAACTTTTTCCCTGTTCTAATGTCACATTTACATATTCATTTTTTAACGATTGAAGCTCATTTTCTTGACTTTCAATCGTATTTGATAATTTTTCATATGCACTTTCTGTATTTTTTAATTCTGAAGCTGTTTGTGATAATGCGTTTTCTGCATTTTCTAATTCTGAATTGCATTCTGATAATGCATTCTGTATTGCCTGTTCCTGGTTTTGTGCTGCCAATAACTGTCTTGTATACTTCTGAACCTCTTCAGAATCTTCTCCCCATATTTTCTTTGCTTCATTTAACTTTTCATTTGTTAATTGTACCTTTGAACGACTATACTCCAATTGTTCTGATAATATATTCTGTCGATCACGCAAGAGAGATACATCTCCGGCATTTGCTTTCATCTGTGTTGCATTCAATCTTAATTGTGCATTAAATGTTTGTATGTTTGAATTCATTTTTTTAAGACCTGCATCCATCTCTGATGTGTTTGCCTTAAACTTAATTTGAGCTTCATTTTTTGCCATTATTCATCATCTCCTCTCTTGCGTAATTCAACCAGCTATCATATGCGTTTTTATTTATTTCTACTGAAACTAAAAAAGATATATCAATATTCCAGAATAATTCTTCACTGATTCCGAGTATCAAAACATAGTATGTATACCAATCTTCAATATCCTCTAATTTATAATTTGGTGTACTTATTCTTCTTCGTTTTGATCTTCTGGTCGCTTCTCTGAATGCTCTTCGGAATCCGTCTTCTTTTTTGGTTTCATTAGAGATATCACTGTATCTGTAATTAATCCTGGGAATGGTGGTAACAATTCCAGAAATGCATCTTCACTCATAGCAGTATCAATATTATCAATACCACATAGATATGCCGTGTACAGTACAACAGGACCATCCAGTGCATCCTTAAGTCCATCCATGAATACTTGATTATAACGCTTGTATATGTCCTTTCTCTTATTTCTAACGTCTAGTAATCTCTTGAAATTCAATGTTAAATCAATCGTTGTACCATCCTCTAAATCAAATGGTATTGCCTTACTCTTAACATACATATATGTACCTCCATTGTATAATGCAGACGGGAACAACCCGTCTGCATATTCCATTATTCTGATAACGCATCTACTAATTCTTCCTTAGTCATCCTTGAATAATTTTTAATTTTCTTTTCTTTTGCAACTGACTTTAACTCGTCAATGCTCATTTGTGCGATATCGCACACTGTCCCGCTACCCGTATTGTGCTCACCATTCTCCGGTTCACCATTCTCCGGTTCACCATTCTCCGGTTCACCATTCTCCGGTTCACCATCTACAGGTTCAACATATTCCCCTGCATTTTTAATTTGATCATATCTTTCCGCAGTACATTCAAACTCTTCTCCTACTTTACGAATTTCCTTCGTTGTAATATCCCTGAACTTCTTAATTACCTTTACCTTCATAGTCTTCCTCCTTATACACTCTTCACCTGAATAAGTTCATAATTCCAGTTTTCTAACCATTGAGTAGCAATTGTTTCATCTACCTCATCTGATAAGCATTCATACATACAGTTACCGTGTTCATCCGGCATAAGATTAATTGTTAAATCTTCTGTTGCAACCGTCTCTGCTTCATTCTCAACTGATTTTTTAGGATTTGATGTGACGATGCATCTTGGATATGCTTTTAACTTTTCATATCCGTCTTCATCTTCAACCAACATTACAACCGAAAATTCCTCATGTCTTGAGTTCTGACCATATGCTGTTACTCCTTCTGCAAGATCATCTAATTCCATTCCATGCATCTGTTTGTACGTTTTGTAACTGATATGCATATTAGGCGTTAATGTACCTGTTCCTGTTCCCTTTGTTCTCTGTTTTGCATCAATCCCCTTGTACTGCTTCTTAACAGTCTTGCATTCTAATTCCTCTTCATATTTACCAACTGCAGCACATTCGTTATATTTTTCATCTGATTTAAATTTAATCAGAAATCTTTTAATACTGTATTCTGACCATTCCTGGTAAGTGTTATTTGGATTTGGCATCTTTAGACCTCCTTCATTAATATATCAATCATATCGTTAATTGCCTGTGTTGTTTCATTTTCAACACCCTTTTCAAAAAAGTGTTGTCCACCATAATGGTGTTTCGTGTTGCTTCCATCGTCTGGAAAGTATAAGTAACCATATACTGTTGTAGAATGAAGTGTTACCGCAAGATTCTCTCCCTTATCCTTATCTTGAACTGAACGAGATGTTTTAGCAGCTGCACGCTTACCGTTCCAGCTTCTACCAGATACCGGCATTGCATTATGTATTGCCTGTTCAAAACGTCTGTATCCTTCTCCATGCAGATATGTATTAATCTTTGTTTCCGCTTCATCCTGAAACTGTTTGATTGCTTCTGTTAATTGTTCTACTTTAGAAACGTCTACATCAAATGTTACACTCATACTTTATATCCTTTGATAATTTCATATACTGTGATAACTGCCATCTCAACTACTGTTTGCGTATCTTTCTTAACCATGTAATCATACTGAATATCATCATTTGCAATGTGAAGTCCTTTTACATTTTTTAATTCTTTTAACACGGATATTTCCGTTCCTTCCGGAATATAATCTTCATGCACAATTACAATGTTGTAATACCTGTTTTTATCAATATTAGTTCCATTTTTTAAATTTCTTCTTGCGAATACAATATAATTCCATTGGTCAGGAACATTGGTTGCTCTTCCGTACATGACCGGACCAAGATTCAGTTGTTCTAAACAATCTCTTATCTCATTTAGCAATTTTCCGTTCCTCCTCCAGATACAAATACATACATCGTTCTGACTTCGAGTAATCGATTTTAAAAGCATTGTAAATAACATCATCAATTACAATTTTGTGAGTCTTTTTTATTTCTTCACATAATCTCATTTTGACCTTCAAATTAAGCGAATGTCTTGATGATTCTGCAAACTCATAATCCTGATCTCTCTTATACTGCTCTTGATATGCCATTTCCATTAATAATTTCATATCATCCTGCTTTTTGGGCGATATGTCCGCATTGAAATTCGTCTTTTGTGGCAATACCGAATATATCTGTGCATACCCATCATTCAGACGTGATTGTTTCTTTTTCATTCTCTTTCACCTCACATATTGCCCTTGCTTTTATAATTTCTTTTTTGTATGCATCTTCAAACTCATCCTCACAATCATTCCATACATAGCTTGCGTATGCCAGGAATAATCTTCTCATAATTCCCGGAACAGAGTAATCTACCTCTGCTCCAAGAATATGATTCATATACGATTCCGTATCATCAACCAGGTCTGACAGTTCAGTATTGGTTTTTTTGTTATCCCAGGTGATGCGAAGCTTTGTCTTTAATTGTTCAATTAATTCCTTTTTCTTTGCATCATCCATGATTTACCTCCCTTAAACAGTAGCAACCTCTTCTTCCGAATTCTGAATCTGATTCATTACAGACTTATTAAGTACAGTAATGTACGCAGGATCCAAGTTACTGATGTCAAGCAATAATGCAACTGTGTCATCATAGGCACGACCGTTGGCAAATGCTTTGATTAAGTACACTCTGTTGTCTTCCAAGAACTGGTATGAATCATCATATGTAATGTTACCTGTCTTAGAGGTACCTAATGCCATAAAATATTCCTTTGCAAGGAATAAAATGGCTTCTCCTTCTTTCAGCTCTGCTGACTGGTATACATCTGTTGGAACCGGGAACACATTACCGGTATATGTTCCGTTCAGATTCATAACCGTAGTTGCCGGCATAACCTTGTTGTAATAATCCACCGGATTACATACAAAAGATAAACCTTCAACCTTTCTGTATGTTCCCTTTTCCGTTTTACAAAGCTTTGCTACCAGTCCTCCATATGATGCAGGCAAGAAGTCTGTAACCGGTACAGGTTTCTTTCTTGGATAAGCTCCCTCAACAACTGCTACGCCTGTATGAATATCTCTATCTAATCCAATAGGCATATTTTTACCGGAACCTGTCACAATTGCATTCTCAAGTGCAACAGATAAAGCTTCTACTAAGATTGTTCTGATGTAATTGTCTAAGAATTTAGGACCAAGCTCTAACATATCCTTAGGAATCACTGCGAAACAACTTAGCTTATTCAATGTCAAATCTAATGTCTTGAATGAAGAAGTTAACTCCTTTGTAATTTTACTGTTTATATCTCCCCATGCTGCATTTTGCTTAGTGTGATCTGAAATTAACCATTTTGTTAAGTAACTAGCTGATGTGAAAGAGATTGCTGATAATAATGGATGCTCATTCACCAGCTCTCTGTATACATCTTCAATAATTGTATCCGGCATACCACCATCAACATTTACCAAGTCTGTAATAGCCTGCTTTGGATTGCTACTTTTTGCCGCCTCTATAAACTTCTCATAAAACTTCTTTTCACTCGCTGTAAGCTGACGATATCCTCTCTTTTCCAATGCTGCATCATCACCGGCATGCATTGCATAGTCATCTTTAACCGCATCACTCACTGATTCAAAAAAAGATTCCCATGCCTTTTCCATATTTTCCTGGTTTCCGCTGTTAAAGGCTTCCTGCATCTGTCTCGCTGCTTCCTTTACAATCGGATTTCTCATTGCAATTGGTTTCATAATTTTCCTCCTTACATAAATTGATCAAAAAAATTAATACATTTATTTTCTTCCGGATTCTTAGGTACCGGATTTACCTTTTTTGCCATTTGCATTGTTTGTCTCTGCAGATTTGCCATTTGCTTCATCATTCGAGACATCATTTGCATAACCTTTTCTTGTTTCTTATCTTCATCATCCTGATTGTCATCCTGGTTATCATCAGGATTATTGTCCGGATCATCTTCCGGATTATCATCAGGATTATCATCAGGATTATCATCAGGATTATCGTCCGGATCATCTTCCTGTTTTGTCTTTCCTGCAATCTCGTCACAAAGACCATATTCCAAACATTCTTCAGGAGTCAGATATCTTTCCTCATCCATTAACGTCTGTAGTTCTTCGTCCGAAATTAACATTCTCTGCAGATATACCTGACGATTTGATGTCATTAACTTATCTAAATCATCTGCAACCTTTCTAAGATAAGCTGCATTTCCCACAGCTACAGTCCACATGTTATGTATTAACATTGATGTCCCAATACCCATAATGATATGGTCACATGCCATCAAAACTAACGAAGCTGCTGAATATGCTACCCCATCCACATAACCAACTTTATACGCCTTATGCCTTGCTAACTGGTTATATATGGCTGTACCTTCATCCACATAACCCCCGTTTGAATTGACATACAATTCAATCGTCGCATTATCCGGAATCTGTTCCAGCTGTTGTTTGAAATAATCTGCACTCGTTTCTGAATCCAAATACTCCCATGTTGACCAATCAAATGTTTTTTCGTCCGTAATCTCATCGTATATATATAACTGATATACATTGTTCGATTGAGCCTTTGGACGAATCATCATTCTGGTTCGCATTGTTCTACTCTGTTGCAGTTTTTTCACTTTCACTTCCTCCTTCTTTTAAAATATTTTCTGTGAACTCATAATTTTTTGTAAGCAGATGCTTACTACTCCATTCTTCATTCAATTTATCTAATCCCGCTTTCTCCCTTACTTCATCAACGCAGGCGAACGAGCTGGATATTAGCTTGTCAATCTTTTCTGCCATATCGAATATATCTATGTGATTTACAGTTGATGTATCACATTTGTAATAATTACCTTTTTCCCATTCCTCATATCCATATTGTCCGGTCAATACCTTACCTATCATGTCTGCCCATGGATCCACTGCAAATGTTAAAAATGACTTAATCACGTCATTCATATTTGTTATATTTCCAAGCATCAAAGACTCCGGAATTTTAAATGCTTTTCCTGCTACTTTAAAAGTTTCTTCTATTAATTTAATTGAATCTTCACTATTTGTTCTATCTCTTTTTCTTTCCATCTCTGATAGTGTTCTTCCATCATATTCAATTAATATTTCTGTGTCTCCATTCACAAATTTTTGGATTGGTTCTTTTAGGTACTTTTCAAATTCCTCTTTAAACTTTGCATTTCCAGCTTCTAAACCTTCAACCTTTAACACAAATTTTTTTGCATTTGTATCTTTGTATGCATTCATTGCAACTGATATCAGCTTTCCATACTCTGCGTTCCATTTACGTATCGTATTATACGCATCCGTATCTTCCAGCTTGAAAATAAAAACCTCATCTGCACGAAACTTTCTGTCCATTTGGAAATCATCAACCACAATTCCTGAATATATATTTCCTTTGAATGGTCTCTTTTCTTCAACCGTATACTGATCTGCACAATATATATTTCTTCTGTTAATGAAACATAATGCACCTTTTCCCTGTTCTGCTCTTAATGCCTTTTCCATGACTTTATGCCAGAAAGCAGAAGCGGATTCATTTGGATTTGCCTTTACATTCAGCGTGAAATAATCCTCATTCATAACCGGTTTGTTATTCTCATATACACGGATTTCACTTTGTGAAATCGCATTTGCAATTAATGAAATTGCAGAATATACAGCCATTTCACGAACATATATAGATTCCGGAACTTCAATAGCATATATAGAATTTATTGCTTCCCCATTTTTATTATCTTTTCCAAATAATGTTTTTACCGAATTAATAAAACTCATTTTGTCCTCCTAGAAACTAATAATGCTATCCTCATCTAGCGGAATATACTGCTTGATTTCCTCTTCTTTAATCACGCTTGCTACAAATGCCATAAATGGATCTGTCTTACGTGACCTTGCTTCTATCTTTGCATAAACAAATGACCCCTTATCTGCTCCCTGTTGCCTTCCATAACGGATTGTCTTGGTGTTATTGGTTGCCCATCTTAATACCGGATGATCTCCCCATACTACTAATTCAGATGCAAATATATGGTCTATCACAGGCACGATTTTCAAAATGTCCATCTGTGAAACCAGGTAAAGGTTTTTCTTTTCTATCGAAAAGCCAACCTTCTTTAGTGCCTCTTTCATCAATGTATATCTATAGTTATCAATGCAAACCATTTTGATTGTGTATTGTCTTCCAATGTTGTATATATAATCTGCAATCAGCTCCGGTGCTATCTCTGCAGCTTCTACATATGTTGCCATCCCTTTATCAACCCAATCTCTCCATGGTGCTTTAATTCTATGTAGGTCTTTCGAATTGGAACAAATCCATGAATGGTTGATGTCATATCTAATATTTCCAACCTTGAAATGTGCATTAACTGATACCCAGTCAGATGTTTTGGCGTAGTCAATACCAATCACACACTGCTTACGTTCCAGGTCAATCATCTCTCTATTTGTTTTTTCGATTTGCTCCCATGGTACAGCTGCAGATTCTTTGAAAGTCTTTGGACTATCCATTCTCCTTGACATAAAAGAACTAATACGCTCCGGGTTTTTCTTCCAGTCTCTATATTCTTTTCTAATTTCCATTAATAAATCCGGAAGATACGGAATCGAAGGATTTGCTTTTGGCCAGTTATCCTCGTTATCCACTTCCTCTTCAGAATCTAATTTACATATAAATGGCAATAATCCATTGTCATTTTCCTGTGTGTTTAGAATTTCTTCTCCATCTCTCTTCAGGTCATCTAACGGTCCCTCTCTTACTTCTCCATCCGTCGTATAATACGAACGTCTTGGATGTTTTTTCTTGCCAAGTCCTGTTGTGAATACATCAATATTGTCGTAATTTTCATACTGATGGATTTCGTTAAATATAACAATTCCGGAACGCAAACCATCCTTTCCCTTTGGGTTATTGGTACGTCCTTTAATTACTGATTTTGTTTTTGTGCATGTTATTTTCTGCTTTGTCCAATGATAAAATTTTTTAATTTTACGTGTAATCCTAGGCTCTTCAAACCAGTTAGTTAAATCTTGAACCGGTCTTATTGCCTGCTCTTCATTGTTTGCACAAATATCAACATCATATTCTTTAATTCCGTTATATGGAGATGATAAACAGAATGTTTCAAATGCAATCATTCCATCCTTACCGGCTCCACGGCCTATCAGACAAAATAAATCCGGCCATCTTGGCATCTTATTTTCAATCCAATATGTACAGTCATGAAGTGTTATAACAAACTTCTCCCATTCAAATAATGGAAAAGGTAAATACTTTTCAGCCAGATTCATATACTTATCCAGTTGTTCCAAATCTATATAGATATCCTCTTCTTGAAAGCATTTTTTTACATACTTAACAAGAAGCTTTTGCTCTTTGCATGTTTCATATATGTTTTTTTCAACAATATCAATCCATCCTTGAACCTCAGGAGGAAACTCATAGGTCCTCATCCGGATCACCGCCCTCCATATCGGAAGGTGTCAGATGCAATTCATTCAATAATTTCAGCATCTGTGCATTTACTTTTAGTCTTTGTTCTATCGAATCATTCTTTTTATATCCTTTTTGTCCACCGCCATTGTCATATTCCACCCTGACACCACGCTCCTTGATGTCTTCAACTAATAGCTGCTTCGTTGCATACATATCCATGTAGTCATCTAGCAGATCAAGATTAAATTCGTTATCAAATCCGCTTCTTTCGAGCTGGTCAATTAAGTCTGCTTTTATTTTTTTAGCCCTTTTTGACCTTAAAATTTTTTCAAAATCCTTTTCTTTTTCTGTTTTTTCTGCCATTTGACCACCCCCCATTACGTGCGTGTGAGAAAATATAGATTGTCGTTAGATCGGAAGAGCGTCGTGTAGGG